CTCCCACCCTAACCCCCCCCTAAATATAATCCCCAAAAAAGCCAAAACAGACTCCACAACACTTTCCATGATTGTAAAGCGAAAGTGAAGTGGTATAATATACTTTGAAGTAGTGTTTAAAACTTGATAATAAATATACCTCCGCAGCTACATTTTTCATTTTGGAGTTGTAGCATTCCCGGTTTTTTTTATTTTTATTTTTTTGGATTTTATAATTTGAAACTTAAATAATATTTTATAAACCGAGATAGACACCCCAAACAGTTTGCCATAACTGGTACTTTCGTATTGGTACGAAAACATTGCATCATCCCAAGCCCCTCCTTCTTTTCTTCTTTTAAAAAATGTCTTCATATAGGTTTTATTTGGTTATTGTTTTTTAAACAAAAGCTTTGTTATTTCCTTTTCATGCATTTCTATTGTTATTTTTATCATCTTCTCCACGCACCCAGGACAGGAAGGTACAAGCATACTAGATAATACGTTTATGTTTCTCTGGAGCCGTACAACTTTCCTGCATTGTTCAACTGTAAACGCCATACCATTTTAGTTAATTAATAGGTTTTTCAGTTGGTCACATTTTGTGACTCGCTGGTTTTACTTCGTCTATAAGTTCCTGCGGTGTTCCTAAAAGGATAAACTTTGGGCGATCGTCTTCCATAATTGACTTCGGTATTTCGTTGCCAATATATAATATTTTATTTAACATTGCCTGTTCTAGATCCTTCATCTTATTTTAGTAATAATAATTTAAGCTAAGCTGTTGCTGCTTTTACTGCCCACATAGCAGCTTCTTCGTATGAGGTTTGTGCTAAGCTGGCCAACCTTCCGTCTTTTTCTTTTAAAGTTTCACAAAGGTTAATTAACTCCGCTGATTTTTGTTTAATCTCAGAAACAATATCATTATTATCTGGATTAAATGTTGTGCGAACTCTTTGTTCGCCGATTGTTAATTCTTCCATACTTTTTTTTGATTATTCCCGATCTAAAATTGTCGGGTTTAATAATAATTATTGCTGGTAGTGAATGGACAAGGTTTGACTTGCAGTTCACGGTAGGGCTGTCCTTCTGCGTCCTGCGTGTACTTAACAGGATGTTTTTTCGTTTAAGCAGTAGTAGATTCCTACTTACCCACCCATCTACAGGGTTATGGCTCACTGGCCACACCACCCACTACCAACAAAATGACTATTAAAGGTTATTTATTAAGTAGCTTCGACATTATCTGTTTTGATATTAGTAACCTTAGAATAAGTCACTCCTGACAAAATATCTTTAACAATACCCCAGTACATAAGTAAAACTCCTATTCTATCTGTTACGAATTCAAAGGCACTTTGTGGTTTTATAGAAAATCCACCATACCAAGTTCCAACAGACCAAATAAATAATCCAATCCAAAATATTTTAATTCCTGTTATTTTCTTTATTTCTTTATCCATAGTTTTTATTTATTAAGTTTTTTTGGTCTAATTAATATAGTATTCCCCTCCTCAATAATCTCCAACTGAGGCTTTAGTAGTTTTCTCACTGACTCCTGCCAGCTCTCAACCTCTGTATCAGAGAACGATTCAATGAACGCAGCTACCTTCTGTTCAAAAACAGGCGTAACAGGCTGATCCACAAGCCTTGAGAGATGATTAACCACTTTGTTGTAGTCGTGGTCTGGTGAATCAACCATCATTGGCACTGCGTCTAGTTCTAGGGTTTTATTCATTGGTAGGTTTTTCATGATTATATCCTAATCTTTTCAAAGGATTTTTATGTCCTTGAATTTCTCTTCGTTTAAAAAATGACTCTGTTAATAAATCTACTCTTGGACAGTCTAGGTTGATACAACTATAAAGCCCTTCAAAATCCATAAGGGGAAGTGTGCATTTATCACATTTTTTTACATTTAATTTCATATTATTAAGTATCAAATAGGTATCTTTTAGGTGTAATTACACCTGTTCTATTGTAACCGAGTAGTAAACTGCCTTTCTTTACTATCGGAATAGAGTAGTCTACTTGTTCTTTTGTTAGTTTTTTACTCATATAATTATTGATTATTTTTTGTTAAAGATGAAGAGATGGCTTTTTGAATGGATAGCGCTGTCTGAAATAAACCATGTGAGTAAAAGCTTGCAGAACCATTGCTCCACTCTTTAAAGCTAAAGCCATAATTACTAGGGGTTATTTCTAGGTTTTTAATTACAATTATTTTATCGTTAAATTCATAATCAGTGCCTTCTATAATAAACTTGTGCAGTAAATCAACTATTATTTTGTAAAGATCATCGTGCTTTTTTAGTTTATCCAGTTTTTTATTCCAAATATTTGAATTATATCCGTTTTGTGGAAGTTTTTTCTCCATAACTACTTTGTTTTTTGTTATCATTATTTTATTTTTTAGGAACAATCTTGATAGTGAATGAAGTTTCTCCCTCTTTTACTTCGCCACCTTCAATAATAATAGTATTTCCACCGGAAAAAGCCCCTTTTCTTGTACTCTCTTTGATAGCCCTAGTGATCGTCTTATGTAAATACTCGTGATCAACCTCTAAAGCACGTGATCTATTTTCTTTATCAGACATATTTTTGGTTTTTTATAAAATATACGGATAAAAGATACATTATCACTAGACATTAATCAAGGCTTATGATACTTTATTTCCTGTAGAACATATAAATGTAAAATATAGAGTAGGTGGGTTTTTGTTTTTCCCTACACATCTAGGGTTATTTTTCCCCCGAAATTCTAATATTTTTTTTATCCTTCTACACTGCACTAGAAATGGGGGTAGCCAGTTGCTCGGTTATCCCCATTTTTTATGTTATATTGTTTATAGTTTTTTTTATTGTCTAATATTAAAAATATATGAATGATGACCAAATAAAGATCTATTTTGGCTCGGAAAGTGGTAAAGAAGTGTCAAAAAAAATGATGGTTTTCCTTACTGAAAACGGATATCAGCCTATTAGTGATGATAAATCACCATTTGTCCTGTATACAAAACGTATAGAAAAAAAAATAAAAGTATCTAAAAAGAAAAGTAAAAATAACTAAAAAATATGGGAATTTTCTATGAAAAAGGGAAAAGTAAGAGCGAAATGAGGCAGCTCAGGCTCAAACACCCTAGTAGATACCTATCTGAAGAAGCTGCAAAACTACTCATGGATAAAGAGTGGAGATTATCGCACCTCTATAAAATACTGGATAAAAATGGAAAACTAATCACATTCAGACCCAATGAAGAACAGTTATACGTTCTTAGGGATATAGTTATGGGTGGTGTGAGTAAATATATAATTCTAAAGGCAAGGCAGCTAGGGATGACTACCTTCCACCTTATTAATGATCTGGATTCTTGTATCTTTACACCAAACTATCGTGCCGGAATAGTCGCTCACCAATTAGAGGCTATGTACGGTATCTTCGAGATAGTAAAAAGAGCATGGCAACACCTACCAGACTCAATAAAAAAAATGTGCGGTGATATCAAACCTACCAGAACTTCTATAAAATTTCCGCATGGTTCTGAATTAACAGTAGCCCTATCCTTCAGATCCGGAACTCTATCTCATCTACACGTTTCTGAATTAGGTAAAATGGCCAAGAAATACCCGGAGAGAGCCAAAGAGGTGATAACCGGTTCATTCCCCACCGCAGAACAAGGGATTATCTCTATCGAGTCTACGGCTGAAGGTGTCGGTGGTATCTTCCACAACCTCTGGACTGGTGCGCCTGATAATGGATTCAAAAAAATCTTCTTTGATTGGACTAAACATAAAGAGTACGTTTCAGAAAAAAGGAAGATATCCGTAGAATTCTTAAATATACAACGTAGAAATAAATTAACAGCACAACAGATATGCTGGTACTACTGGAAATATAAGCAGATGGGTAGAGAGGTCTTCCAAGAATACCCTCTAAGTCCTCAAATGGCCTTCCTCCAGAGCGGAGAGGCTATCTTCGATGCTGCTCATCTTTTTCTTTCCTGTTTTCCTTCTGCCCCCGAAAGTGAAGAACATTATGTAATCGGCGCAGACCCTGCTGGTGGTGAATCTGTAGGCCCTGATCCTGACCGCTCATCTATGGATATTATAGATTGGCGCACTGGTAACCAGGTGTATCACTGGTCTGGGATAGAAAAGCCTGATGAGTTCGCGCTTCGGCTTTACGCAATGTCAAAAAAGTACAATAATGCAATTATAGGTTGTGAAAGAAATCCGGGCGGTTTTGGAATCGTCGTGGTGAACAAACTAGCTGAACTGGGAGCTAAACAGCATTCTACCAGAACATACTCAAGAAAAAGAGATAAATATGCCGATAAATGGGGATGGGAAACCAATTCAGCGACAAAAAGACTAATAATTGAGGAATTAGAAGAAGATTTAAGGAAAGAATCTATCGGTTTAGCGTACCAGAAGTCTATTGATGAATTACTTTCCTACGAGAGAAAAGAGAATGGATCTACTGGAGCTGTTGAAGGCTGCCATGATGATACCGTTATGTCCCTTGCTATAGCCAATAGAATGAGAAGAGAGCATCCACCAAAAGGTTTTGGTTCTCTAGCAAAAAAAAGACCCAAAAAAAAGGGAGAAACATTTATGGAGGCTATGAGGAAAAACACTAAAAAGAAACAACAGAACATTAGAATAGGTCGTTAAAAAATATATATACTCATTTTTCACTTAAAAACTAATATTATGGGAAAAAAAATATCATATGAAGGTAAAGCAAAGGAGAAAGAATTGGAAAAGAAACTATTACAAGAATTACAAGCTGAGGTTAGTATCGCTGACTCTTATTGGGAACATAATTTCAAAAAGAAATGGGATATGAATTCCAAATATGTAGCTGGTGATCAGTATGAGAAGCTTGCCGGATATGATGATCAGATAGTTACAAACTATGTCTTGAGAAATAATGAGGCTGTTTTCCCGGAATTAATAAATAAGAATATAGATATTACTGTAGAGCCACGCAGGTCACAGTTTTTTGAGGCTTCTAAAAGGGTTAGAGGTGCTATGTACTATATCTGGGAGGATGAGGAGTTCGGTGTTTATGATAGATGTGAGGAAGCTGTTAAAGATATGGTCGATATCTCTATGGGTGTGGTGAAAACTACATACCTCTTTGAAGATGAAGAGATCACTACTGAAAAGAAGGTTCCTGAAGATAGACCTTTTATTAAACAAGCGAAGCAATTAGCAGGGATGGTTAATGGTAAAAAAGCTGAAAAAACTATAAAGGAGAAAACACAATATGTCTTAGAAGATAGAATCCTTGTAGAAACGATTTCACCTTTTGATATTCGTGTTTCTTTCGGGTGCGATGGTAGGAATGGTACTAATTCTATCCCTTTAATAGCCCAGGAAAGAGAATTTAGAAAAGACCAGTTCACTAGAATGGTGGGGAAAGAGAATTTGGACAAATATACTGCTGTTCCAATGAAAAACACAGATAAAAGTAAAAAGGTGTTTACAAATAAGGATGGATCAAAAATTGAAGTGTATCGAGGTTGGGAAATTTGGATGAAAGATAAATATGTCGAGAATGGATATGTTGTCTGTATCGTTGATGAAGATTTCAAAGCCTTTATTAAAAGACCTACTTCTAGCCAGTATCTATTCGGACATCCTTTCCACTTTATTAGAAGCAGATCAGAACAAGGTGAGTTCTATCCTCGTGGAAGAACTTGGTATTATAAGGATAATCAAGACGAGTATAATATGCAGACTTCTTTTTTGATGTCATTTACTAAAAAAGCGCTACCAAAATTTGGATATGATGAAGATTTTATTTCTCCTAGAGATGCTGATAAAATAGCTAATGGTGAAGAGCTTTCATTGATAGGTTTTTCTGATCTACAAGGGGCTAGTCTTAAAGATGTTTTCCAACAAATAACCTCTGCTCAAATCCCTAGAGAGGTTTTGATGGCTCGGGATGCTTCAAGAGTGCATATAGATGAAATCCCGGGAGTTACAAATACTTTCGCTGGTGGTGGTGTCGATAAACAAGACAAAGCTACCCTTGGAGTTCTTCAAGACAGAGGATCAAGCAGGAGAATAGAGCCTTTAAAAGACAAAGTTGATGCCTTTATTGGAAAGGTTATGAATAATGTCTTCCTTCTAATGCAGGAATTTTTAGACAAAGAGATTGTTATAGGGATTGAAGGTGATGAAGGGGTTAGAATGGAATCTATCACAAAGAAGCAATTGGTGGGTGATTATGCTATGACGGTGAGAACTAGAAGAGCAGAAGATGTTCAAGATGTTGTAAATATTCTTACCTTATTAAAAGGTGTTCCAGAGGCTGTTCAGCCAAATCCTATTACTGGAGAAAGTATTTCTTTGGTTAAAATAGCAAAAGTTTTGATAGATCAGTCAAGGATTTTAAGGAAAATTCCGGGTATAATTATGATCGCTGGAGATGCTGATAATGAGAATATGAGAATGTTGAAAGGTGAGAAGATAAAGCCAAGAATGGGTGAGGATCATATGCTACACGCTGCGAAGCACACAAAAGCCCTACAAAAAGCAGAACAAGACAAAGTTGACCCACAGGTGCTTTCTATTATAGAATCACACTTAGAGGAAACAATGACATTAATTGAGGAGGAGAATACTACCCAGATGAAGGAAATGATCGGTGGCGGTTCCGCTTCTTCTGGCAGTGGACAGGTTCAACCGATAGCACCAAAGGGAGTGGCTTCAGAAGCTAGTCCTGCTGGTATGGGTAATACCGCTGGTATTCCAACGGCCCAAACTACACAAACAGTATAAAATTAATAATAAAAATTGATATGAACCAAGGACAAGGATCAGACCCAAATACTCCAAACACAGCACCGACAGCACCAGAAAATGCGCCCACTAATACTGGAGATCAAGGACACTCTGAGCCAAAAACAGAAGGACACGTTCCGGAAGGTTCCCCTTCGACAGAAAATGAAAAAGGTGGAGAAGCACCTAAAGCGCAAACTGAAACACCTCAAAAGTTCTACAATGAAAAGTATGAATCCAAGGAGGCTTTCGAAATTGCGTACAAGGAAGCAGAAACAAAGCTGCATAAGCTGAGTGAGGAAAACTCAAAGTGGCAGACTACGTTCCAGACGTTTCAACCTATAATTGAAGCGATATCCAAAAACCCTGAATGGGCTGATGCGATAGAAAAAGGGATGTTGCCTAGCGACTATGAGAACTTACCAGAGGAAGATAAAATGCAGAGAAATATCCTTGCTGCAATAGATCAAAGGTTAAAACCTGTTATGGATAAGTTGGCCCTCGTAGAGCAAACTGGCTCAAAATTCGAGGATACCCTAGAAGTCCAAAACTATAAAAAAACTCTTGATGCAGATGAAGCTACTCTTTACACAAAGTATGAAGAACAGATAAAGCAAAAGCGAGAAAATGTTAAAGGATTAACACTTGCTGAGGCTCAAGCTCTCGTTGTCCCTCAAAGTGAGAAGGAAAAGATTCGTGCTGAAAAGGAGAAGATTGCAAAAGAAGAGGCTGAAAAAAAGAAGCGAGCTGCTTCTGTTGGTGCTACTTCCGTCAAAAGCGGGACTGGTGCTAATGTGCCAAAAAAGAAAATGTCAGTATCAGAAGCTTACGCTTTCGCACTAGGGCAACACAAAAACCTATAAACTAAACTTTTAAGATAATGAATTCAAACTTCAATACAGATATCTTATCTACTACTCTTGATGCTTATACTGAAAGCACAATGAGAGATAATATCTTCGATTCCAACGCTCTTTTCTATACTTTAAAAAAGGAAGGCGCTTATGTCCCACAAAATGGTGGTAAAAGAATTCTAGAACCTATCATGTTCGAGAAAAATTCTACTGCTAAATCTTACGATGGATATGAACTTCTTGACGTTACACCTCAAAATGGTCTAACTGATGCAGAATTTGATTGGAAACAATACTCTGTACAAGTTTCTATCGATGGTAAAAGCGAAAGAATTAACAGTGGTGATAGTGCTGCTATTAATCTTTTAGATACAAAGATCAAACAAGCTGAAATGTCTATCATTGACCAACTGAACCAAGGTTTATTCGGAGATGGTACTGGAAATGGTGGAAAAGATCTTACTGGTGTTGAAATTGCTGTAGATTCTACTGGAACTTACGGTAATATCGCTCGTGGAACTTATTCTTACTGGGCTTCTTATGAAGAAAGTACTTCTGCTGTTTTGACTGTTGCATACGTTCGAAATCTTGTTACTGGTATCTCTTCTGGTGGTAAAGATACTCCTAGATTACATATCACGACTGATACTCTTTATAATAAATATGAAGAGCTATTATTCGACAAACAACGTTTTGTAAATGTTATGGATGCTGAAGCTGGTTTTGATAATATCAAATACAAAGGTGGAATGATTACTTGGGATGAAGGATGTGTTTCTACTAACTGGTACGCTTTGAACACAAACTACCTAAAATTCAGATATCACCCTGATGCTGATTTCAAAAACACTCCATTTATTCAACCTGACAATCAAGATGCGATGGTATCTAAGATTCTATGGATGGGTAATTTGACTGGTTCAAATTCAAGAAGACAAGGTAAATTGACTGGTAAGACTGCTGCATAGGTAGTTTTTGGCTGGATTTTTATATTTTATTAAATTAAAACCACTATGGGATTATTTTTAAGCGGTTTACAAAAAAGAATTTCTAAAGCAGAACTCTTTAAAGAATCTGCAAGTAAACAAGAAGATTTAGGACAGATTGCATTAGATCAATATGGTAATACATATAGATATGTGCAACTAAAAAACGCGATTGGAGCTAGGGGTAAATTAGTAATTACTACTAAGACTGCTGAAGCTACGCTAGCTTCTAGTACTGATCTACTTGAGGTTACTCAAGCTGCTGCTGGTTGGACTGCCAATCAATATGCAGGACATAGCCTTTTCATCGATGATGGAACAGGAGAAGGGCAAGTACGAAGAATTAAGAGTAATACTGAAACAGTTTTAACTCTTGAACAAGCTTTAACTACTGCTCTTTCTGTAGCTGATTCTGATGGAACAGTTTTCTCAGAAAATCATGTAAATATTTCTGCGATCACTGCTACGATCCAAGCTGTTCAAGGTGTTTCTGTAATGGCTCATACTGATGAGTATTATGGATGGATTCAAATCGGAGGTGTTGCTGAAGTACTTGTAGGTGCTGCTGTAGCTACTGATACTTATATCACTCCGGGAGATGATACTACTGGACAAGGTAAGGTAGTAGGTGGAGGTGCAACTATTGATACTGTTACCCTTGTTGGGCGAACAGAGGTTGCAAATTCAAATGCTGATACTGGAATTCCGACAAAACTTCTTTTAGGTTACTAGGTATTTTCCATGCTGGTCATCACTACGGTGGCCAGTTGGAAGCTAACTAAAAAATATGAGTACAAATCACGCAGAAAAAGAGGCATTAAGAGAGATCTTTGGAGATGACTGGAAAAAAGGCATGAAAGAAAAGCCTGAAATCGATTCTAGGAGAAATTGCCCGGCTAGTGTAGCTACAAGTGCAAAAAACAGAATTAGAGAGAATCGAGAGCATGAGCGTAGAAAGATGATGGCTAATGCTGTAGATAAGGTTAAGGCGAAACATTCGAACATTTCTGCAAAAGAGGCTAATATATATGCAAATACTATTTTAGATTTAAATAATAAATAACTATTTTTCTTTATGAACAATGATGTAAAAGCATTCCAAGGAGCAAATTTACACTCACTAAAAGCTGAGTTTAATGCTGGAAGAAAGGCTTGGATGACAAAAAACATGGAAAATGAAGGTCTAACTTTCGAAGAGGTTAAAGATATTTTCCCAGAGGAGTTTAAATCTTTTGATCATTATAGAGTCGCTAATGAAACAAAATTACTAGAAAAGACACTAGATATTGCCAAAAAAGCAGTAGCAGAACATGAAAAAGCTTTAAAAAGAAAAAAGAAAGCAGTAAAAAGGGAAGATATTGAAATTGACCCAGAGGCAGTAATGAAGCAAAATGAAAAAGAAGAAGGTAAAAAAAAGGAGATAGATAGTCTAGCAACTGAAGTGGATCCCGATGACTTTCCTGTTTTAGAAGATTCAGCAAAACCAATGGCAGATAAAAAAGGAGGATCTAAAAAATAAATAGGAGAAAAAAGCCATATCATCTCATAACTAAGTGATATGCAATTCGTAGATATAAAGACGGCCTTCACCTCGTTTCGTGGTGATCCTAGTAATGCTTTTCATAGTGATGTCTCTTCTTCTGGGGTTCCTTCTGATGATGAGATCTATATTAATTCTGCATATCAATATATTGCAAATTACACTACTGACTGGCCTTGGCTTGAAGATACAGATGAAACTTTAGATTCTGTTGCTGGACAGCAAGAATACACAATGCCCTCAACTATTGGATCGGCTAGAGTCGTTTCTGTTGATGGTATAATTTGTGATCCTTCGCAGAAAAGTGATGTTTTAGTGGCGAATAATTACAATACTACTCCGATGGCTGGACAGCCACGTTATTTTTATATTACTGGAGATGGTAGTGAGAAGAAAATAGGATTCCATCCTGTAAAAAGTGATAATGGGGTTAATGATATTTATATATATGGTTCAAGAATTATTGCGCCTTTGGTTGACGATTCTGATGAGCCTCTATTTATGACAACTGGAGGGCAGGAATATTTAATGACAATTCTAACTGGAGCCTATTATTACTATCTTTTAAAAGAAACGACCGATAGAGATCGGCAAAGACAAAGTAGAGCTATTTTTATAGAAGAATTAAGAAGCATGAAAAAGAATTCAGTAAGAAAAATTGATAGACCTTATGCTATTACAATGCGCCCGAAAAGAAGAGGGACTTACCCTCCAGAAGGGCATATTGCTAGGACTCCTTTTCCATAAACTTTAACCAAAATTTTATATGGCCAATGAAGACGCAAAACAAGATAATAATTCGGTACATTCCTTACTGGTTGTCGATTCGATAACAGGTGAAACTATTAGACTGAAGGCTAATGCCTCTGGTGAACTAATGGTAGTTTCTAGTGGCGGTTCTTCCGGTGGCGGTTCTGCTTCTGGGGGTGGATTAAATACTTACTATGCAAAACCAAGCGGAGTAAATGCAGATGCCACAAGTGCATACTCGGCAGGAACAGTTATTGCCGTAACTGGCTTGGCTTATCTATTCGCTCTTTTAGATATTGAATCTATTGACCGTTATAATTCAAGTGGTGTTTATCAAGATACAATCACACCAAAAACTGAAGATATTACGGTTGCAGGTACCCAAGGGAATCAAACAATCACAGTTACTGGGGCTACATTTACGGCTGGTGATCAGTTCAAGGTCACTTTCTCTTTAGATCCAAAAACCATAAATGAATCAAACGATACGCAAAAAAATGAGGTAGTTAGTCAATCAAACAAGCCATATGATGAGAATCCTTTGTGGATAGATGAAACTAATGTTGCTGCTTCTACTTATAGATCAAGGCTCAAAACTGCTGACCACTCGGCTCAGACTATCCATGTGGATTGTGCCGGTGGTGTTACTGTTACTTTGTGGAAGTCTAATCTTACAGATCCTAGCACATCAGCCGATACTGATTGGGTTCAAGACACATCATTCCCTGCAACGGTAGACACAAAAACAGCATATGCAATTAATAATGAAAGGTGGACTTGGCTAATGATTAAGTATGTTACATCAGATACTTCAAACACAATGCAAGCTTCTATCAATAGGGCTAATAACTAAATATCTATAACCAAAATTTAAAATGTTTACATCAAGAAATCCTTATAGGCAAGAGCGTGTCGAGGTGCTTACAACAGAGCAAAAAGATAAAATAACAGAATTATATTCTGCTGGTCTTTTAGAAAACAGTATGCGCCATTATTTCGTAACAGAGGCTCCTGCCGAGCTGAAATTTGAGGGCGGTAAAAAATTCGACCATCTTATAAAAAAGTCCATAAACAAGCTCAAGGCTGTTGGGAATGATACTCTTCTTGTAATGATGAAGGAAAAGCCGGGAACTCTTTCTGGACTAAAGAAAATTATTTATGAAAAGCACTCTGACTGCACAAAAGAATGCCTTGAAAAAGTTGTAGATGCAATCGTAGCAACCACTGGAACATGGACAGAATACAAAGCAACCTTTAACTAAAAGAAATGCCACAATCTATTTTTTCTGCAAAATCAAAAAAGTGTATTTTCTTGGAAAAATTTCAAGATAGATATTCAGTCTTTAAAAATGGAGGATTTGTTGATAACTCTTTACTTATTAATGGAAGTGTTGATATTGATAGTGCTTCTAAGCTGATGAGCTATTCAAATTCCTACAAGCTTAGTAATTCAATAAGAATTAGTGCCGATGTAAATTTTAAGAATGTTTTGTCTGATATTCAGCCAATAGTTTCATTCGGTGATTTTATGACAACTTCTTTTGAAATTGGGTTAGAGGCTACCCCGACAGGATCAACTAAGAGAATCTATTTTAAAGACCCATCTGCAACCATATATTCAACAGAATATCTACCTACTGGAAGAAATAAGATTGATGTGGTCGTAAGTGGAACAAAGGTTTATTTTTATGTTAATGATGAGCTGTTTGGGACTTCTGTAACTCACACCTTCACTTTCGTAAGTGTTGACTGGCAAACTCTATTGGTAGGAGGAGATCAAAGCTATATGTATTATTTTGATGGGGATATTTATTCCGTAGGGCTATATGATAAATATTTTACTGAGCAGGAACTTAGCGATGCACCATTGACATACCTAAAAAACTCAACTGTAATACTAGCAACAAATTCTGTTATAGGTAATAGTGATCCATTCGTTACACCGGATAGTGCTAATTATGAATATGATGCAATCCTCGGAGATGGATTAGGAAATAACAAGCCGACTAAAATAGTGAATGATCTTGGTTTTGATTATAGCGTAGGAACAACACCATACTTAGCTATATATGACATTGACGATCAAGAACTATCAACTAATTTTACAGTAGGTCTTTGGGTGAACTGGAACAGCTCTGTAAATGCTCATTTTATGGGAACTTCCAGCCTAAGTTCTCCTTGGAATGGTTTTTGTTTGCGATTCCAAAATGTTTACTTGGAAATGGAAATCGGAGGTGGTGGAACATGGAGATCGGCAAATGATGTAGTTTCAAAAAACAATAATGCTTATGAGCTGATTATCGCAACTATGACGCCTACAGCACTCAGAATATACAGAGATGGTGATCAAATTGGAGCTAATGGATCTTCAATGCCAAACATATCAAATGACCAACCATTATATATTGGCAAGCTCATAACCGCTAGGTCTGGGGCTAATTTTGCTGGACAACATGGCCCTGTTTTTGTAGATAGCAAAAGGGCTTGGACTCCAACAGAAATAAAAGATCTCTATTTAAAAGGAATGAATTACTTTAAAACTTATGCTTAAAAAAAACTTAGCGCTTGCAATGGATTTTACAAAAGGTGCTTTACTGGATCTTTCTGGAAACGAAAATGATGGAGCAATGACTTTTGGTGAGGTTTTTACCTCTCTCAATGGTAGTTTGGCTATTAATGGACAAAATGGACTAATAAATATTCCTAATGATTCTACTTTAGACACAAATGCTATAACTCTTTGTTTTGGTGGTGATCTTACAGACGGACTAAAAAAAGAGCAGTGTTTTATTGATAAAAGGTCTGCTGGTAGTGCTGATTTTGTAGTCTACACTCCATCAGATAATAATCTGACATTCTTAGGCACTGTAGCTTCTAATATAAATATCCCTGATTCTGATCTAAAGGGTGCAACCTCTCTTATCATTACAAAGGCTAATGGGTCTTCCATCCCAAAAGTTTATCTTAATGGTATTTTTTATGGAAATATGTCTGCTGCAACTGAAATTGGCAATAATGGAAATAATATATATATAGGTAGAATTTATTTCAATGTTTATCCTTTGAAAACAAAACTAACATCAATAGCGATTTATAATGATGAAAAAGGTGTTTATGACTTAGGTATTATTAAGAAGTGGCAAAACTCAGTAAAAACACCATACTCTTCGGTTAGAAATAATCTTTATCCAATTAATGTTCAGAAAGACAATGATCCAGATTTAGTTTCTGCTTGGACTATGGAGATCATAAACTCTAATATTGTAGACAATATTAGTGGTGGTTTGGACTTAATGAAGGCTGGGATTGTTGAAAATAGGATTGGTATCTCAAGAAATAAATTATTATATTTTGGAGGTGGGTATGCTACTGGAATGATGTATGCGAGCGAAGACTGGTCAAGTGGTTTCTCTTTTGGTGCTTATGTTTGTCCAGATTCCGTTGTGGGAATTCAATACTTAATAGATCATAGGGATTCTTTTGCATCAGATCAGGGCTTTGCCGTTAGGCTAAACTCTGGTGTTTTGGAGTTTTGGGGGATGGATGCCGGTGTTGGTGCGTGGAAATCATGTTCAAATACTATCGCAGCCGGTCAAGAAATACATGTAGGGGTTGAATATGATAATGTTAATGTTGGTTTTTATTTAAACGGAACTTTAATAAATCAAGAGGCTTATACTGAGCCTGTTGGTGTTTCTAGTGCTTTTGTTTATTTGTCTGCTGATACTTCCGGTGCGAACACTTATTTGGGAACTATGGATGAGCCAAAGATAATGAAAAGAGCGATCGGTGCTTCTAAAATGATGGAGTGGGCGAGTACAAAAAAAGGGCGTGTTTTATATAATCAAGATTTTTCTGATTCATATGTTCAGCTTAATAATACTAATGCCATAGGATCTCCTATACCATCTACAGATCTAAACATTATTGCTGCTGGTTTTAAAGTAGTGAATTCTAGCGAGAGAGGCAGAAAGGCTATAATTGGGTCAACCTTTGGATCAAGGGTATCTACTGTTCATGATGGAAGGCCTTACGGAACTTATGAGTGGGATGTTGAAAGGGCATCTGGTCAAAGATTATATTTTAGTGCCATGAATAATGATGATTCCTTATTAACTGGACAATTTATGTCTGTTGATTGTGGTGGGGGTGGAAATGATTATGTACAGGTAAACACTGAAACTGGTGTAAAACTGACTACCTCTGTTGGCTCCCTTCCAGTTGGTAATTATAAGCTTAGGCTTGTTATTGAGGATCCGGCAGTTAAGCCTACTAATAACTGTAGCTTATTTGTCGATGGTTCTTTGATAGCAGCAGATACAGGTTCAAACCCTTGGACCTATGCACCGTCATTAGGTTCAATTAATTACATGCTCGCTGCTCCTTATTCTGGCGGAAAAATATTGAAGATAACAAAAAAATATTAATGAACAAACCTGAAAATGAAAGATTGGCAGTTGTAGAAACAAGAGTTGATGCATTCGAAAAAGCAGTAGAAAGGCTTTCAAATAGATTAAATAGCCTTTTAGATAAATTAGATACAATTCTTACTAGGCACGAACAGCAAATAAAAGCATCGGTAGCACAAGAAATGTCTATATATAAAAAAGAATTTAATATAATGAAAATGAAGTTAAAACAATTAGAAGTTCTATTATTCTTCTCAAAATATCCAAAACTAGCTATTTTTATAGCTATGATCCTGTACCTTTTCGCAATATCAGACGTAAGAGATTATATTTTTAAAATACTCTAAATGGCATCAGAATTTACTCCAATAGAAATAAAGAACTTTTCAGGGGCATTCACAAATGTTGGTGATCCTAGATCTTTGCGCCCGGATGAGGCTCAAGACTTTAAGAATCTTGTCTTATTTGGAAACGGTTCTTTTGGTTCAAGAGCTGGTGCGAAAAGAATAGCAGAGCAAATAGACACAACTGAAATTACAGCATTAATGGCCTTGGTCAAAAAAAGTGGCCCTGTCTGTTTAATAGCAGGGTATGATGATAAAATTGTGAAATGGGATGAGAGTGGTAATGTTTGGTCTTCTGCTATTCACACCTCCACTACAAGTGGTGAATCTCGTGATGGTGTTTCTTATGATGATTATATTTGGATGGTAAATAAAGGCACTGGTCTACTTGATGATTTTGCGAGGTATGATGGGACTACTTACACTGAATATCCAGCCAATCCTAAAGGGAATAAAATAACACTAAACAAACAAAGGGCTATCGTTTCCGGAGTGGATTCTGCGCTCCAGAATGTCTACTATTCTGCTATTGATGATTTAACTGATTTCACCTATTCAACACCTAGGGCCGCTGGGGAAGGGGGTATTGTTTCGTTCCCCGAATTTGGGGATGCTGTTACCTCTTTGGTTACTAGAGATTTTGGGGCAGATTTAAAATCACCGACCTATATTTTCAAAGGCTCTTCAATTTGGACTTTATCATGGGAAACCATAACATTAACCTCCGGAGTTGTAGAAGATTATCCTGTAAGAAGCTTATTGAAATCAAACACTGGCTGTTCTTTTGCTAGAGCTGCTTATTTTGATAGTAATAATATTTTTTACGCAGATGAGAAACATAAAGACATGAGAACTCTTGGATATCAAGCAAGTTTAACAGATCAAAGGACTAATAGTATTACCAATCGGATTAAGAATACTATGAAATATTTGAATTTTGATGAAGCTGCGATAATAGAATATGACAATAAGATATTAATGGCCTGTAAAACGAGTGAGGCAACATTCAATGATGTTGTCGTTTGTGCTGATTCTCTCTATCCGAGTGAAGATAGGCCGGCAGCTCTCTCTGTTTTTGACTGGCATGTTAATTGTTGGGAAATATATAAAAATGATCTATACTTTGGATCAAGTGATTCCGGTGATGTTTATAAAGCCTTTGAAGAAAACGATGATGAAGGCGCTGCGATATCTTGCCTTTACTCTAGCGGAAACATGGGCTTTGGGATCCCGAGCATAGCAAAAAGATGTGAGTCTGTTTTTATCGAGGGGTATATGACAGATGTTGCAGAAATAACGATCAAAGCTTTCCATGATTTCAATATCAGTGAAACTTGGTCTGTAACTATAAATGGTCAAAGCGATGTTGTTTCTCAAAATATTTCTGTTGCATTGGGTACTTCTTCTCTTGGATCTGAAACTCCTTTAGGAGGTGGCTCTGGTGGGAATCCCGATACAGATTATAAGCCGTTCTACGCTTCTATTAAAACACCTAGAACTAAATGGTTTAGGCAAAAGCTGACAATAGAATCCGATACGGCAGGTGGGGCTTGGATTGTAAATAATATTACTTATAATGTTTCTTCTGAAGATCCTAAATGGATGCCTACTTCTCACCAAATACCAACTTAAAAATCCAATAACCTCAAATTTATGCCATCAGAAATCATAAAATACACACAACATAGTTTATATGAATCAACATTATCTGCTGAAATTTCAGCAACAGATACAGAAATAAAACCTGTAAGTATTGGTACATTGCAAGATGGAGATGTCGTAATGTTCACCATAGAGCCAAAGAAAAGCAAAAAAGAGATATGTTACGGTGTTTGGTCGGCAGCCAATGCGCAGCTTGAATCATGTTTAAGAGGTTTACGCCTGTATGGTGCTTTAACAGAGGTTACAGCAAATAAGCAAAAACATAGTAAAGGGGCAAAAATAGTTATTTCAGATCATCATGGTTGGCACCAAGAAATAAAAGCAGCAATGAATGGCATTGGTTTCCATGAACAGGTAGCAGATTTGGCAGCCTTAGCTGCTGTAACTGGAATGGCAAGCTATGACCTAAGATATGTTCAAGATCAAGCAAAGTTTTATTACTACGATGGGGTGGCATGGCAAGCACAAACGACTGGTGCTGTTTCTACAGCCACCACTACTACGTTTGGAACTGTAAAGGTAGCAGATGCTCCTGCTGGAGATGCTACAGCAATCACAACTGACAATACTGATAGATTATTAAGTGCGGTCAATTTAACAGACCTAACAGATGCCGGAGATTCGGCTCTGCATTATCATGCTACTGATCGAGCTAGAGCAAATCATACAGGGACTCAAACGGCAGCTACTGTTTCAGATTTCAATGAGGCAGCTCAAGATGCAGTTGCAGCTTCAATAGCCCTTGGAACTCACGTTGCAATCGATATTACTTACACAGACGGTTCTGATAAATTCGATTATGCGGTGAAATATGATAATTCTTCAATTAAAATTAATGGAAGTAATCAACTATATACTTCAGTACCAGATATCGTAGATGGGACTTCTGTAGAGGATAATGGATCGAATGTTATTAGAGTGAAAGCCGATGGAATAGATACTACTCATATTGACTGGGGAACTGGGGCAAATCAGGTTTCTTTAGATGATGTGCCGAATGGTTCAACATACGAAAAGCTAACCATAGCTCAAGTTACCGATCTAACAGATGCTGGAGATTCTACACTTCATTACCATGCAGCAGATCGAGCGAGAGCAAACCACACAGGAACACAGGTACTTTCAACAATAAGCGATGTTACCGCAACAGCAACAGAAATAAACCAAGCCTTAGCTGGGATTGATGCCTCTGTTACTCAAGCTCACCTAGACGCATTATGTAATGGTTCAACTCTAAGCAGTATTCATTTCCATTCAAATTCTTATTCAGAAGATCCGGGCCAGCTCACAACAGGAAATCAAACAACACAGCAAGACAAAACTATCACAGTCAGTCCGGGAATTATTGGCAATGCCTTCTCTTGTATTATTGATATCGGGGTTTGTGGCTCTACGTGGGGGACAAGCTCAAATGATTCAGTAAGAAGGTCAAGTTATTTTGTTTCCGGCTCTTTAGAAGATTCAACTATAGTAATACAATCTTATTCTACTTATTCTAATGCAGGGGCTTATCCGACAAATTACACAGTTCTTAATCCTTTTTGGTCAAGCGCTCAGAATTCTAGTATGGGCTTTGGCTCTGCTACATTTGCAGCTCCATCAATAAGTGGTTCTAATACTTCTGGGGCAACAGCTTCTTTAAACTCAATAACTAGATCAACTACGGATCTCCTCTTTAACTTCAGAGGTGTAAAGGGAGGGGCTGCTTCTTTTGATCTTTTATATGGAGTCCGTAGTATTTGTGTATGGTAGAAACTATATTTTAAACTTAATTATTATGCCACCGAATTCAGAAACCTTTGCTCCACTACAACAAGCTCAAGCTTTGGCAGCTCCTACAGCAGTTGCGCCTATAGCTTTGGGTGGACAAGTTGAAAAGGTGGCGCAGGGAGATTTTTCTTCAGATCCGACATCAGAAGTTTTTAGACAAAGACTGAAGGTCGCTCAAGAACAAAATGCACTTACAAAACAAGCACTCCAAAACCAGTTTGCTCAGACTCTTCAGGGCGCTCAAGAACAAGCTACTAATTTAATCGGACAGCAAAAATCACGATTAGCGAAACTGGGAGGTGTTGGAACTTCTATCAGTTCTATCGGTCAAGAAACAGATTTCACCCGGAAAATAAATGAAGGTTTAGCTAATTTACAAACAGAGCAAGCTACCCAGACAGCGCAGGTAAGTATAGATGCTCAGACAAAAGAATTAGATATTATCGAGGCTCAATATGGACTTGAGGCTAAAAGACAGGCAGAAGCACAAGTTCAGCAATTAGAAGTTGCGAAACAAAACGCACAAATCCAGATGATGAATCAGGAAACACAATTAGCAGTTGCTAAGTTTAATGCAGATATGCAGCAAAAAGGACGAGAAGAAGCTCAGAGGAACGCAATGGCCGCAGGTTATGTTGTAGGCCAAGATGGACAATTAGTGCCTACAATCGAGAAAGAAAAGCAAGTTCAAGCTGTTGTAGAGCAAGATAGAAGATATACCTTCGATGTTAAGAAATTTGAAGCTGAAGAAAGAGCAAGGCAAGCAGAATTAGCACTTCAAACTGCTAATCTTACTGGTGATCTAGGTGGTGTCAAAACTCTTGGCGCAAAAAGTTTAGATCTCCAAGCCCTGAAATTACAAGAAGATATTAATCAGTTTAATCAGCAAATTAAATTAAAAGAGCAGGGTCAAACTTTTGATCAAGGAATTACTACTGAAACTCTTTCAATGGAGAAAAGAGCGCAGCAATTTAATGAGGCTTTGCAGGATGCCGAGCAGATAATAAAAGAGAAACTAGCAAACAATACAATAAAGAAAACTGATGCTGATATCGCTATGGATAAAATCACTGAAGCTAGACAAGGAAAAATGACTAATCAACAAATCAGAGCCAGTGATCTTGATATGGCTTTGAAATTACAAGACGATCTAAGAAAAGAAAAGATGATGCCATTAGAAATGGACAAGACAAAGGCTCAAACGGCAGCTTTGAATGCGTCTGCTGCGGCAGACATAGCAAGGGCTAAAAACACTGTTGCTTCCGCATTACAAGGGGGAGTTGTAATTCCGGATGAGGCTACAGGCCAAATGCTTAATAAGGTTATTGATCGTGAGGATAATGATGATCCAAGCAGTGAAATTATCGGCTTTAATATGGAAGAGCTAAATAAGCTGTCGCAAAAAGATAGGGATAAAGTCTTAAATGCCTATAATTATGCATACAGAGAGAGTACAAAGGCCAGTGATGCTGCTGCTAAAAAAGAACTTGAAAACAAACTTGCACAGTCCATTGCTAGATCAAAACTTGCAAAAGAAAAAGGATTAACTGATACTGCTTCCTTAGCTCCTCTTCCTAGACCATCAAGATCTTCTTCTTTTGGTAATCCATCATAAAAAAAACAAATGACAAAGTTCTCTAATTTTAACTTTGGATCTGCAAAAGACAATTCTTTTAATATAAGTTCTTTTAATTTTGGAGATTCCAAAAAAAATACATTTGATGTAAGTTCTTTTAATTTTGGAACAGCTCAGAAAAAAGAAGGGTTCGGATCAAGGCTTTTAGACGAGGCGATAGGTACATTACCTGTAATCGGAAAACTTGCAGGAAAAAGCGAAAGCTACCTTGGGAATGTCTTTGAACAGTCCGCAGAGGTAGGAGGTGCGATTATTAGTCCTTTAGCTAGGGCAAGTATCGGGCCTTTATTGGAAGCGTCTGGATTGGCTAGTCCAGAATCTTTAACCAACGTGCCTTACTTAGGTGATATTCGTGCGCCCGGTGCGAGAGCAAGAGATTTATTAGAAAAAGGTGAAATATCAAGAGAGGGGGCTATTCTTCGTGGTATGGCTGAGGCGGTGTCTGACTCCTTCGATATCGGGTCTTGGCTTTATGGAGGTGGCGCTGCTAACAAAATGGCAACGATGTCTTTTGCTCCACTAATGAAGGAATCATTAAAAGTGGGCGCTGTTGAGGCTTTGTTAGGTTTTGGTTACGGAACAAGCGATGCTATTAGTGATGGTGATGATCTTTCAGATGCCTTTGGAAAAGGTTTGGAGGTGGCTGCAATGACTGGGGCTGCTGCTCTTGTTTTACCTGCTGCACTCTCTGGTGCTGCTGAAGGCGCATCAAAGACTGCTGTCGGATTTATAAAGGGAGTTGATAAAGGAATATCTATTGCCGATAATTCATTGGGGCTTGCGGAAAGGCTGGCCACAAAAATAGAAAATAGGTTACCATTTGAAACAAACAAGTTAACCAGAAGTGTTCGGGCTATGGGTGAAGCAAAAAAGACTTTGGAAAATGTCTTTCTTCCTCAAGACTATCTTATAAGCAAAAGAAGTTCTGCTGGAAAAGAGCTTGTTAATACTACTGAAAGAAGAATAGAGATCCATGAAATTGGGAGGGCAAAGGATAATTACAAGATGGGTGGATCTAAAGGATATAAATCAATTGATTTAGATGGAAAAATGACAAAAGAAGATGCCTATGCCTTTATTGATCTATCCGAAGGTAAGGTTGCAAATGCTTCTCCAAAAACTAAGGAGATGGTTAGTAGATGGAAGCAAGTACATAATGATATTAAAACAAAGGCCAATCAGAAGTATGAAGCTAGAAAAGTAGAGCTTGAAACAGATATAGAAAATTTGAAAACTGATTATCATTCAACAATAGAAGCGGAAAAAGAATTGTTTGATGTTTCTGCTAGAATAGATGTTATTATGGCTGCTCAAGATTCTAATCCTGCTGCTGCTCTTAGGAAATATGCGAAAAGAGGTAGTGATACGCTTCCAGAAGCTACTGGTAAATCTCTAACCTATAAAGAAGCTAGGGAGTTAAAACTAGGTAAAAATGAAGCTACTTTCATTCGGGAAGGTGATCAAATAGCGCAGGAACTAGGGTACAGATCTTCAGAAGAGGCTAGAGAGGCTTTTGCTTTCTATAATAAACAAAGGAAAAAACTTAATGAACTTTTCGATACAGCGAAAACTCTAAGGAAAAGTGGGGCAAGAATAGGAAAAGGGGACAATCTTTTACACAAAATTTATGCTAAATCTCAAAGACTAGAGAAACTCGAAAAATCTGATTGGGGTAAGTTATTAAAAGGAACTAAAGAAAACTATTTCCCTCATCAAACCATATCTGTTGATAGCATAGACAAAAGAGATATTATTTTTAAGCAGGTAGCTGAAAACCTAGTAAGGCTTGGTGAAGCTTCTGACTTAGACATGGCAAAAAAACAGATCATTGAATTTGGTGCTTTTTTGAAGGGTGATAGAGAAGTGCCTTCAAGTATTATAAAAAAATTAATAAAAAGTGGACAAGCTGTAACTGAAGATGAAGCGAGGGGATTAATTATCAACTTTAGAAAAGGGTATAACTCACCGAAGTTCGGTGCATTTAAACAAAGGACTGTAAACTTACCTTTCTATGATCCTAATCCTGCCAGAGTAATACCTCGATATATCGATGGGGCCAATAAAGCATTAGCTGAGGCTGAAATGTATGGGATTAGAAATGAAAAGAAAACCAGATTGCTAGGAAGGATAGCCAAAGAGGTCGGGCGTGATGATGCTGACTTTGCTAAAAAGTTCTTGGCTCAAGTAGACAGAGGGCCAGTTAAATTAAATGCTTTTGCTAAAGGTATAATGTCTTTTGAGATTCTAACTAAAATGGAGTTTTCTGCTGTTTCTAATGCAACCCAAGGTCTGAACACACTTCTTCAGACTGATATGCCGGCAATGTACAAAGGATTCAAAAGTCTTCTCACTAAAGATGGAAAATCTTTTACTGCTTTATCAGGGGTTGCAACAAGGGAGGCGATAGGACTAGCTCCGGAAAGAGTTAATTCTACTCTTACAAATATGATGTTTGATATTTCTTTGTTTAATACTGTTGAGGGTACTAATAGGAAAGTGGCTGCCGTTGCTAGTGTTGATATGTTGATGCGAGAGTTTAATTTCCTTAAAAAGAATCCCACAAACATGGGGGTAAGAAACTCTATCCAACAGAGAATGGGGGCTTATTTCGATGTTGATGCTGCCTTAAAAAAAGGAGTGCTTGATCCTGATGATCTACTTGTGGCTGCCTTTAGAGGAACCCAAGCCTCTCAGTTTATGAGTAGGGCTGGTTCTTTACCTCAATGGGTGAATGAAAATTCCCTTGCTAGGATGGCCTTCCAGTTGAAATCATTTTCTGTGCATCAGACTAGATTTATTATCGATCAAACCTTTGGTGAGTTTTCTAGGGGGAGGCCAGGAAGAGCTGCAAGAAATCTTCTTATATTGTCGACTGTCTATCCGGCCGTTGGTGAGGTAAAGGAGTGGATTAGAAATGGAATTATGGGAACTTTGAGGCCGAATGAAAGCTCAGAATTTTTCGGGATTGAAGTACCAAAAGAGGTCAATAGATGGGTAGACAATATAGCTTCTGTAGGTGGTTTCGGTGCTTTATCTGATATTGCCAATACATTCTCATACGGAAAAATGTACAGCTTCGCTGCTGGGCCGGGTATCTCTGACATAGCAGACACTATAGATGGGATCAGACTTGACAAGAGCGGTGATTGGTGGATAAATAAAGCTGGGAAATGGATTCCATTCTCAGATCCTATAATTAACAGATATTTTCCTACAAACTTCCAGAAAAAAGAAAGGAAGAAGGGAACTCCTCAGCTTATATGGCCTACAGGTGGCAAAGTATATTAAATAAATAAAAGTAAAAATATGGCTAAGAATAAACCAAAAGCGGTAATAGTACATCACTCTGCTATTTCTAGGTTCAAAAATCCAGACCAATTTACGGCGATAAATAATTACCACAAAAGGTTATGGGGTAATGCTGTAAGATCTGTTTTAGGTTTTTATGGTGGGTATCATTACCAGATTTCTAGCAATGGGATTGTGAGAAAATATAGAGAGGAATATGAAGTAGGGGCGCATACGAAAGAGAAAGGTATGAATTATAAAAGTATTGGTATTTGTCTTGATGGTAATTTCGATATTGAAGAGCCGTCAAAAGAGCAAAAAAAAGCTTTACTGGATTTAATAGGTACTTTGCAAGTTAGGCACAATATCCCTGATTCTAACGTAGAGCCTCATAGAAATTATGCTACTTATAAGACTTGCTGGGGGAAATTATTACCAAGTGATATCCTCGGGTGTTTAGAGGGTGCTTATGATGTTAAAGAGTATTCATGGGGTGAGAAATATGAGAACGACTTGATGGAAAAAGGATTTTTAATTAAAAGAAAACCACTGCATGAGCCTTGTACTCGTGCAGAAGTTTATAAATTTATATCTCTAATCTCTGATAAATATGGAAAATGATAAATGGGACTCTAGGAAATTAATGGTTACAGCTTTAATAGTTATCTGTGCAACTATTTTAGCAGGATTAGGTGTAATCTCTGGTGATATCTGGGCTACTGTCGCTGCTGGTGTCGGTGCTGCATATCAAATCGGGAACGGAATGGAACATCTTAGTAATCGCTAAACATCTCCGGGTACTCAATTTCAAGCCTAATGGAATCTGCCACTTCCCATAATTCGGAGTCCAGAAGCTCTGTGGTGGATTTCTTTATGACTCCCTGTGCAATGAGTCGTTTTTTCATTTCTCTCCTCGTATGGGGCGATTTTGCGACCATTCTTTCATAATACCTTCTGCTTTTTTCAAACTTATTTTTCATATGGTTTTATTTTTACTATTACATACTCAGTTTTTGATTGGAATTTCTCTAGGACTAGCCTTTTAACAAAACGATCATCATCAATAATTTTATGTTTTACTAAAATATCAGTGAGTGGTTTTTCAAGGTTTCCAGTATCAGTGGTTTTATATCTTTTTAAATAGAATTGGTATTCTATCTCGATCCATCCTTCAACTTTTTTTATATCTTTTTGGGATAGAAGCCATCCTACTTCTGATTCATAGTTTTGATAATCTTTACTAGAGAATCTTCTACCTTTCCATATCTTATTTACAGATATTGGGTGTATATCAAGCTTAATCTCCATGTTTAATTTATTATGTGTATTTTTGCTTCACAAGAAGTATTATCTTTTCTATCCATGAAAAATAAATCACCTCTTTTTCTATATCTAATGTTCATAGCATCCACGACCTCAAACTCCCCATTGCATCTAGGATCATTGCCGTCTATCTGTTCTAACCTGATTTTCTGGTAGGGTTTGATATCCCCTTTTAACATAGACCATGAAAGCATTTCCTGAGAAAGAGCTATTGGCCTTCTCCCCTGCTTAACCATCTCACATATATTAGCGCCTGTGCCTCCGGCAATGCAGGGGGTAGAATCTGTCTGGCCTACTTCTGGGTTATAACTGGTGAAGGTGATGGCTTTTTTTTTAGTTCATCGGGCGGTTCAATCTTCCCCTTATTTTTTATGAACTTATTTTGAAGTTCTACGATCTTTTTTTGAGCTTCCTCAAGCTCTCTACCTTTAGAGAAATATGCTAATTCAGCTTCCTCATACTTTTCTTTAGCCTCTGCAACTTCAATGGCCAAGACTCCTGACTTAGAAGCTAATTCTAACAATTCTTCATTCCTTTCTTCCCTTTTCTTGCTGGCTGCTGATGGTGCAACTAGCATGACGGCCAAGATTATGACCAGCGCAACGGCTATAGCAGCCATTACTTTTATTACTATTTCTTTGTTCATGTTTTTTGTTTTTTTAAGAAATAAAAATAGTATTTTTTTATCTAATTGTAATTTGATTATCTTGATAGATTTTCACACCTTTAATATCTCTTTCACCTGCTCCTATTGCAGCTCTTATTTTCACTTCATCTATTAAAAGATACTCATTCGGAACCTTGCTGACATCTTCTACATAGAATTTCCATACTTTCTTTACTATTGTCGCTCCTTCTTCAGCCCTGTACATAGTCTTTTCTTCTTTAACCATCTCTTTTTTTTCCGGTAGTGCTTCTACTTTTTTACCTTCTGCTAATTGTTTTTCTCTTTCTTCCTCAAGTTTTTTCCTCTCCGCTTCTTCTTTTCTTTGTTTTTCCATCTGGATTTTTTCTTGCTCATCAATAAAAGTTTTGATCGATTCTTTGATTAGCCTTTCTATCTCTTTTAAAGGCTCTGATTGAAGTTTGAACTTATTATTAATATTCTTAACTCCAGCTTGAAAAGGTTCTAAGAACTCTTTTCTAAGAGTTTCTATTCTTTTAATTCTTTTCTTAACTTGAGAAAGGAAATTTGTAGCAGTCCGAACATCACTTTCTGTTTTTACTACAATCCCTGCTGCCTGTTGAGCAACATTATTAACATCTTCCGATATAGCCTGTATTTTGGATTCTAATTCTGACATAGTTTTATTTTTTTAAAATTAATATTGTGGACTAAAGCTTTTTTTTGCTGGGGCTGATTTTGGAGTCGTATTGTCGAAAGTATCAGCATCTTTGGAATCATCGATTGCGAAAAGACCGTTGAGCGCATATTTTCGAGCGTATGAGCTTGTACTACCGGTAATCTGACTAGAATCCATCCCCTTTTTTTCTAGTGATTCTCTTGCTAAGGCTGCTGTAGATATAGTTTCTAAAGGCTTATCTGCATTAACAGCCGTAGCGGTAGCCTCCACATATACACGACCAGCAATTTCAACAATTTGGTCTTTTAAAATAAGTACTAATCGGTTTTTTCTTAGTAGTGGCTTGAGGGCTTTTAAGATATCCTCGCAAGATCGGAACCTATAATTCCCAAATTTATTGACCTGCCCTTTCGGTGCGGATAGATTAGCCTGAACAGCTCCAAGTCTCTCATAGACATTTCTATCCTTTTCCTTTTTTTCCATGATTGTTTTTTTTAATAAAATACTTTGTAACAATGTTTATTGTCGAAATAGAAACCTTCGATCTTTTCTATATCTGGCGCATTCTGCTTCAAGAGATTCATATAGGTATAAACCTGAATAGCTGCATATTTCTCTTTATTAGCTTTTGGTTTGAAATCTAAGACCTGAACAACACCATCTTTCAATCTTACAATATCTATAAAGCCTCCCATTTCAGAATCTCCTACTGGAACTTCAACTGCCACCGTATGAGTATCCTCGTTGAGGAAAGCATTCTCTACAAATTCATGTTGTTTATTGCCCATTCCTTCATAATCAAGTTTTTTAGCTAGTGAAAAGAAATCAGCCTTTGCAACTTTCTCAACCTTCCCCATAAACTTTTTCTTTTTTGAATAATCAGAAACAGAAACTTCCGGTATTTCTCTGCCCATAGTAAAGACATGCCCTAAATAGTTAAGCAGTGGCTCCATAGCTGGCTCCAAGACACAAGAATATGTTGTGAATGGATAGTGTAAAGTGAATGTTTCACTGATCTCCTTTTTGAAAATCCTTATAATTTTGTCCATTTAATATCTGTTAATTAGTTTTGAATTTAAAATATTCCCACAAACCTGACATACATCCCCTTCATACTCATCTTGGCCATGGCCATGATAATCGTGAGGATTAAAATAATCATCAACCCATGTTTCTTTTATCGCTTCTTCATAACAATCATGCCCCTTTTTTTTATTTTTTCCTGTCTGCATATTTGACATTGAATTTATTTTTTAGGTGATGAATCTGAAGCGGATAATATTTATCACAATCGAAACATTGGAATCCTTTAATTGTTTTGCCTAGATTATGTACGGACATCTTAACTAATTCTTTCTTACATTGCGGACAATGAACCTTCTTTACGTTTATTCTTGCCGTTGTTATTTTCATGTTTCTTTTTGTTTATGCTAATATACTACTAAATCCCTAGGTTAATGTCAAGGCTTTAGTTTTGTTTTAAATAGAAATACCAGTAGCTTTGTCTATTAGTCTGCGGATAAAGAGGGTTTTATTTGTTCCTCTTTTCTCACACCATTCAGTTAGTTCTTTTAATTTTGACCGATCTCCTTCAACGTAAAGGACTCCGGTATCTCTGTTTTTTCTTTCTCTGAATTCTTCTATTACCATATTGATTTTAAAGTTAAAAAAAATAATAGGGAAAGGTACTGTGTATACCTTTCCCGAAAATGTTTACATAGGTTTTTTTTCTTCAGGTATATCAATTATACCAGCCTCAGTAGTGATAAGAACACCAGCTACAGAAACAGCATTTACCAAAGCAGTAGATATTACTTTTAGCGGATCAATTATTCCGGATTCAATCATATTAACGCTTTTCAATTCATCCCCAGAGACATCAAAGCCAAAGCCTTCTTCTGTGATCATCGGCCCTGTTCCATACTCACTAGCACTCTCACCAGCATTCCTAAGTATCTGATTGAATGGCTCAATACAAGCATTCACAACCAAAACATATCCGATCTCTACACCTTTTTTTTGCCCCTTTAGTTTAATACTTTTTTTGGCAACATCTCTAAGAGCAACACCACCACCTGAAACTATTCCTTGCTCCATAGCAGATTTACAAGCATTTACAGCATCTTCAACTCTATATCTCACCTCAATAGCATCTGTTTCTGTCGGTGCGGAAATTTTAATTGAAGCTATACCGCCATTAATATTAGCAAGTCTTTGTTTCAAAAGTTCTTTATTGTAAGAAGAATCTTCGTTTTCGATCTGTTCCTCAAGCCCTTTTTTATGTGATTCATAAAGTTCTTTTCCCCCTGCTGTTAGTGTAGGAGCAGTAAATATCGTTTCATGTTTTGATGTTCTTACTGATTTCACCATTGGTAAATCCTGAATAGTGACTCCCTCAACATAAGTTGCTTCCTCTTTGCTGTATGGCTTTGCTCCAATAACAGCCCCTAGATCATCAAAGAAGTCTTTTCTTTTTTGACCAAAAAGAGGCGCTCTTAAAAGCATCAACTGGATATTATTTCCTTCTGCAAATTTCATAAGCATAGGCACTATTTCTGGTGCGTAATCATCAGCTAAAACAACCAATTTATTCTCTCCGCTTTTCACCATCGAATCTGCTAGTGCTGCAAAAGCTTTTACACCATTGGAAATTGAGTCTTTACATACTAGAATCCTAGCATTTTCTATCGTTTTATATTGCTGTGTTGCTGCTGCTTGGTCTTTGAACTGCATCCTACAAGCCAAAAAGCCACTATCCATCTTAATACCATCAACTTTTTCATATGTAACTTTTTCTTCGTGTCCATCTTCAAGGGTTACCGCTCCATCAGCTCCAACTTGATACATAAGTTCACCAATAAGATCTCCAAGTTCTTCATCCTGACATGAGATTCTTGCAACCTGCTTAACTTCATCTTCAGTTTCTACTTTTTTTGCTATCCCTTTTAGAGTTTTAACAATATTTTCTTTTGCGATATCCATTCCCCTTCTAATATCCGTAGGACTATTTCCATCCTGAATTGCAGCCATAGCTTCTTTTACAAGTGTAGCTCCTAAAAGAGTCGCACAAGTAGTACCATCACCAGCAATTTCATTAGTTTGAATTGCAGCCTGTTTCAAAGTTTGCGCTCCTAGATTTTCCCACTGATCTGATAAAACAATCTCTCTAGCAATCGTTACACCATCATTGGTGACGTGTGGTGCCCTGTGTGGACGTTCCATGATAACATTTCGACCCTTTGCCCCCATAGTTTGAATAACAGCCTTAGAAAGCTTCTCAACTCCATTTAGTAATTTAGTCCGTAATTCTTCACCGTATAGTAAATCTTTCTTGTTCATATTTTAAAAAAATTAAATTTAGATAATTAAATTTCAACAGCTAAAATATCTTTAGCATCGACAAAAAACAGTTCTTCCCCATCAATCTCAACTTTATCAGGTGAGTATTTTCTATAATAAACAGTATCAGCAATTTCTAAAATATCACCTAAGTCCTCACTAATATCTATAATTATCCCCTTTACTGGCATTTGTCCTGATTGAAGTTCCTTATCAATCTCAATGTTTCCTAACATTTCCTTTTTAGGCTTGATTAGAACTCTCCCCTCTGCAAGATTAAGAGTTTCTATTTTTTTCTCCATATTTTTTTAAAGATTATGAATATATGAGTGTAGTTTTGCTTGGTTTTTAACATCTTCTTTCATTTTGTTGAACAGCTTCCGGAAATTTATATATAATTTATTTTTAACTGTTTCTTCGTTTTTAATTTCTTCCGGTACAAAATCAAATTCAATCTTAAGACCCTGAAAAACCAGAACACCTTTCAGAGCTGGCATTAATTCCTTTTCGTTTTTTGTATCTTTTGTCATTTTTAATTTTAGATTAATAAATTTCATCAGCTAAAATAGCATAGAGCCTTTGATAATGTCTAGGATTTTTATTGATAGTGAACCTCTCCAGTTTCCGGATCTATATATCCTAACCATCCAGTTTCTTGATCTTCATAATATTCTACTGACATATTGATTTATTATAAAATATACCTACTCTAGGATCATAAGCTATGTTCGCAAACCTTTTCGGTCCGAATCTGTTTTTCTTGATATCTATCTTGGCTGGCACAAAAATAGTGCTACTGCCATTTTTAAGAAAATCAGTTTCCTCTTTGATATTTCTTGTTATTTCTATTCCAACATCACAAGCTGCACTCAATGTCCCTGAGCCTTTGAACCCCATAATATCCGACTTGCTTTTAGCGTGTTCATTACTTACCTGTGAGGTGGCGACAATACAAATATCTAATTCTTTCGCCAAAGATTGAAGGCTCAGACTAACATTTGATATTTTTTCATACTCTGTTTTATGTTTAGTCATTATATTTTGTATGAAATCAATAAAGACTACTGGCTTTTTATTAAGCCTTATAGCTCTTTCAATGTCTTCATACTCAAAGAATTTATCCACAAATTTTATATCCATTTGGCTTATGTCATCTCCGGATGTTTGATCTTTTATCCATTTCAATTTTCTCACAAGATCAATAGATGTCATTTCAGTTGAAACAAAAAGGCATGATTCTTTTTGCCTACCTAGATTATAAGCCATTTGCAGGGCAAGCGTTGTTTTTCCCACGTTTGTATACGCTCCAATAACCCAAAAATGTCCCCTGTATAAGCCTTTTGTATTATCATCGATGAAATCAAAGCCAGTAAGTAGTCCGTATTGATCTCCTTGATTTTCTATCTCCGTAAGATAATCAGCAATTTTCTTATCCTCCTCAATCACTACTGAAGCTGTATTTTCTATGATCTTCCTTGCTGCTTTATTAATTACTTTTAAGTCTTTTGTGCCTGTTAGGTCTGCTAATTTTAGATATTGCGTCCTCGCATAATTACGCCCCCTTTTATCGAGTAATTCCTCTATATATAGCCGTAATTTCCCTTCTGTTAAGGCTTCCCATATATCTTCCCCCATAATGTCGCAGAATAGAGATATGTCAAAATCAGTGTCTATTTCTTTTCCTGTAACTAATTTCAATTGTGCCTCATAAATTTTGCGCAATTTATCATCAGAGAAACATCTGATAGGATTATATTTAATAATCATTTCTCTAGTTTCTTTATCTGTTGAGCATAACCAACGTATGATTTGTTTTTGTTTGTCCATATTTTATTTTTTTTTATAAGTTTTAAACCACTCCTTGAAATTAGGTAGATTATCATCACTTTCATTATTGATTTCATCTTCCCACCTTTCACCATTAATCCAAGTAGTCGGATGAGGAATAAACATACCATCGTTTTTTATCCAATCATCACTTTCCTTAAAACGTTCTAACTGTTCCATGATTTTATCAAAAAGAGAAAGTTTAAGTTTCAAGAATTTCTCTCTGCTTTTTTTCTTATTCTGTTTATTTGGATACTCCGACCAGAATTTATCAAATTCTGTGTCGGTCATGTATATGTTTTTTCTATTAACACTATCACTTACACTTACACTATCATTAACACTAACACTAACACTATCAGCTTGATTTGCTTGATTTGCTACCTTTTGCTTGCACTTGCTAGCATTTGCTACTCTTTGCTTGCCTCCTTTTGAACCGGCTATTTTGCGCTTATCTACTATCTTTTCGTACTTTTCATTATCTCTTTTGAACTGTGCCTTGAAAATACTAAAGACTAAACTTAAGTGTTTTGGTAAATCTATTTGCACTCCTTTTTGCACTTTTATAATTGCTCGAAAAAGCATTCCCAATTCTTCATCGGTTAAATCTTTTTCTATTTCTAATGTATCCAAATAAAGGATAAAACTTTTTTTCATTTGTAGCGGTTAATTATTTAAACAAAAGGGCAGTCAACAAAACCCGCTACAGATTTAGAGCGTTGACTGCCTTTTTATTTGAACAATATTCCATTTGTAGCGGTTTAAATTTATTAACTTATATCACTGATCTATATTTTAAAATAACCACCAAGCAATTTCATTTTATATAGATCAGTAGTATAAAATAACATCTTTTCTTTTTGCTTATGAATTATACTTCTGCTCTCTAGTTTTTACAACTATATGTCAATAGATTAATTTCTAGTTTTTCTATGTTTTTGCCTTTTTTCTTTTATATGAGTATTATATTTATACATCAACATTAAAACATAGAATAAAAAACAATGATTAACTTAAACAAGATTCAACTAATAGGAAATTTAACGATGAAGCCGGAACGGAAAGAAACAAAAGGTGGTACTAATTTGTGCTTATTTAGTATTGCTACTAATAGAACTTATAAAGATCCGAATGGTGAAAGTAAAAGCTCTACGCAGTATCATAATTGCATTGCTTGGAAAAAATTATCAGAGGTAATCACGCTTATATCTCGCAAAGGCTCTCGTGTATATGTAGAAGGTGAGGTTAATTACAATGAATGGACTGACGATACAGGGAAGAAAAATAAAAGAACTGAGATTGTTGTTCAAAACTTTATCCTTTTAGAATCTCGTAGAGAGCAGGAGGAGGAAGCACGAATGAATAACGGTAACGATACTACCCCCCAATCTTTTGATGAGTTCTAGATTTTCTTGATAAACTTTTCTTGTAAAAGGTGATTTACTTTCCTTCTGATTTTGTGCGTTTCTATATATTCCGGTCTGTCAAATAAGTATCTTGTTTCGTCCATTATATACACGCATTTTTCGATGAATTCCTTGTCGCTTGTGCCTCCTTTTTCTGCATTATCTAGCAGTATTAGGTACTGGATATATTTTGTTAGGTTTATTCCTAGTTTTGCGCTTTTTTCTTTCGCTATCTCTTTAATCCAAGGCACCATTTTCATGCTGGTTATCGGTGTTTTTGCCATATTTTTTTTAATGTTATAGATATCTTAGTGCGTTTCTTTTCTCCTCCTTTTCTAGGAATTCTTTTGCGTGGGAAGTCCTCCATTTTCCTTGCTCGTCCATTAATCTGTGAGCTGCTAGCAATCCAGACGTTGCGCCGTCCTTGAAGGCATAGCGCGCTGCCCTCTTTGTGTGGATATTTATGACTATTAAAAAAGTTAGTAGTCCTGACAAAATTAGTATTTCCATAGTTTTTTATTTTTGTTTAATTAATATTAATAATTTCTCAATTGTTTCTATACTCTGGTCATCTGCCGTACATTCTGAGCCGTCCTCGTTGAGGAGTTGCCAATCATAAAGATCTAAGAAATGTCCGCACCCTTCTATATTAGAAAGTGCAGTGCTTTCTTTTAAAGCCTCTATAACCCTAGACAAAGAAACATTAAGATACATGTATATATCTCTGAAGTGTTCTGGGTTTGGGTCTGTTAATGCCCAAACTTCTTTATTGAAATTATCCCTTGTTTTCCTTTCTGATTTATCCATTTTTTTGTTTAATATTTACTTGATATAAAGGTCAGCATTATTATTATTATTCCCAATGCTAGGAAGCTTATCCTGATTGTGGCTATATCATTCTCCATAGTTTTATTTGTTAAGATATTCCCAAGCCTTACCGAACTTCTTTCCCCATTCTTCACATCTTTCTTTGGTTTTGTGTTTAATGGTCGTTACGTTGTATTTTAGTAGAGTAGGATTAACATGGTAGGCTTCATCAACATCGAACCCCCAAATCCAAAACTCTTCACCATTTTTAGGCACGTAGTTCCATGATAAACTTTCTATCCGTAAAGAGTACATTTCAGCCTCTTCTCTTGTTTGGAAGAAGTTGCCATGTCTTTGATAGCGTTTGTCGGCATTGTCATTTCTATATAAACAGCGCACAACACCCCCGAAGCCAGACACATAATAGTACCCATCCCCAACCTGAGGAAATTTTTTCTTAATCCCTTCTGCAAGAGCGTCATAGCTCTCTTGTGATATTTCAACGGTATTACCGTTTTCTAATGTTATTTTTGGCATAGTATTATTTTTGTTTAATATTTACTTGATATAAAGGTCAGCATTATTATTATTATTCCCAATGCTAGGAAGCTTATCCTGATTGTGGCTATATCATTCTCCATAGTTTTATTTTTGTTAGTAAGTAGTTTTGTTTATCCCTCTCTAAAGGTGGAGGGGTTTGAATAATTAAAAGAATGAGTCTTTGCCGCTTAAGATTTCTACAATTTCTTTTTTAGTCATCCTTCCCAATTCATCTTTAATCCTTGTTTTTAAAGAATGTTCAGTAACATATTCTTTAATGTAATCATCTGCAATTTCCTTGTAGGCTTGCTTTAAAGCGTTGTGAATCTCATCCTTAAACTCAAAATTATGATCCGTACTTGTATCAACAACGTGTTCTACAAGCCTCTCCCTTAACACTTCTTTTGTTTTAGGACAGCTTATTAGTTCCTTTATTAGTTTATCCATAGTATTATTTTTTTTTATAGAAATAAGTATCTTTAAATATTTTCCTGTCCATTTTTTCCTGATCTAGTTTTTCTAGATATTTGATAGTTTTCTCTAACTCTTTTAGTGTTTTCTTGCTTTCTCTTCTGTCGTGGCACGCTTGAGCAATGATTCTTTTTTGCTCTTCTATAATTTCTTCCATTTTTCTTTTTTCTGCGTATACGCTTTTTTTTACAACTTCATCATTCAGCCTTAAGCGGTCTATCGCTGGAACATAAGCAGTATTGAAGCGGTACTTGCAATATTTAATCGCCTTATCTATCATTCTTCGCCTTATTTTTCTCCTCCCTTTTAATGCCTCCCCTTCTTCTTTATTTGTATTTGCAAACCATTCTTCACCTACCTTGATCATCAAGGGGTGTAAATTTGAGAACATACACACCTTTTTAGCTCCTGAAAGGAAAATGCTAGACCATTTCCCCGTTCTTCTTCTTCTAGCCTTTACAAGCTCTCTATTTGTCATTTTTAGATATGACTGTATTTTTATGTCTATTCTGTCGGTCATATTTTTTTTAGTTGGTTACTAGTGCGTATAATTCTATTACTTGCATTCCTTCTTCTTTTTCTATCAATCCGCTACCTTCTAGGACTGATAGGCTGGAGGTTAACCTTCTTAGAAAAAGCAGGTATTTTATAGCTATTTTTTGCTCTGTGAAATACTCCATGTGTTGATCAAAAGTATCTTTATTATTTTCGATATCCTCTAAGAGAATGCGCCCAACATCTTTGGCTAGTTTTTTATTCTTTGAGTAGTCTGCAAATGCTGTTGTTATTATTTTTGTCGCTGTCATCGGGGTGGTTACTTTTTCATGGTGTGCTATAAAGAAAAACGTAGCTGCTATTTCAAAGAGTTCTGCTATTTCCTCCTTAATTTCTAGCTTTTCTCTAATTTCTTTTAAACCTTTTAAATTCAATGACTCTTGGGCTTTGTCAAGTATGTTCATAGTGTTTTTTTTTGTTTATTATTTAATATTTTTACAGCTAGCAATCAGATAGTAATTAACTGGTACATACATAAGAAATCCGAGTATTAGTGTTTCTCCTGCTGTTCCTGCGAGTATTGAGGAAAGACAAGCAAAAGTGAGAAAGGTCATTAGGGCTGTAGAGTAGTAGTGTAGAAATTTCATAATATTTTTTTGGGTTATATATTAAAATGAAATATTATTTTAAAGTTCTGCTGTAAAGTAGCAGTGTCCTATTTTTTTGATACAATCCCTGATCTTTATACCAAGCCCTAGTCTGTAGTACCATTTTAGGCAAAGTAAGGCTTCTTCCTCGTCTATTCCTAGCAGTTCCGATATTTCTATATTCTTTTTTTCTTTAAAGGCTTTGTCTAGTTTCTCTTTATGTTTCCCCATTAGTTTTTTACATTTTTCTATTCCTTCTTCCACCTTTTTAAGGTCATCAGATTCAAAGGAATATTCAATAGTGCATGGCTCGTGAGCCTCAACTCCAAAGAATGAAGCGTCATCAGAATCTTGTATGCCGAAGGCAAATTTGCCTTCAATATCTCCATCATAGTATCTTCCCATAATTTTATTGTTTTAAATATTATTAAGCAGTTTAGAATCATGCTTAGGATTAAATATTTTCTAAACCTATTATTTATTCAGCTTATATATATATTCACCAAGTACAATATTGAAAGTTTCTTCGAACCAATGCCATATATCATCTCTACAAGTTCCAATTGGGAAGCTTAAAAATTGTTCTTCTATTTCTTCATTTTCATTTATAGGGACGTCTTTAAACAATCCCCATGTTTTTTTTAGTGATAAGTTCCGTAATTGTTCTGATTGTTCCGTAATTGTTCCTTTTGTTATCGGCTCTAAGCTTTCAATTTCTAAAAGATTGTCTCGTTTAAGCTGATACAAAGCCTTTGCCTGCTCCTTTGTTAGACCAACGACGATAACTCCTCTACCTCTATATTTTAATTTATAATCACCTGCTAAGTTTTCAGTTTTCATAATTTTATTAATGTTAATTTATTAGGTTTTAATTATTTTCGTTGAGAAATCCCATTGCTCCCTCCATTATTCCTCCTGCCATATCTTTTTGACCTTCGTCTAAGCTTTGCCATAAAGCCTTTATCTCTAGGGTGCCTACTTCATCATATTTCCCCTGATTGGCTACGTTATACATCACGCCGCCGAAAGAATCTTTCAGGATTTCTTTATAGGTGGGGTGGTTTTTAATTAATTGTATTGTTTCCATGTTGTTGGTGGTTAAATTAAATATATTATTTTTATTTGATTAAATAGTGTTTTTACTAGTATTGGGCTTTTATTGTTTATGCAATTCTCCTATGTACCAGTATTTTTCTAGTCCTTTGCCAAAACAATTATAAACAGGTCTTCCTTTTTTAAATCTTGTCGCCTCACCTGATAAAAAATAGCTTGAAACGGGAAGAGCAAAGTTTATAAATTCATGCCTTGTTTTTCCGCTTTCCTCTGGTGGCACGCTTTCAAGGAAATGCCAGTAAATATCTTTTTCTATTCTGATTGGTAGCACTTCCCCATTTGCGAGCCTGTTTGCTATTAACTTTTCAAAGCTTCCCCATTCCTTCCATTCTTTGCTTGTTATAGTTTTCATAATTTTTTTGGTGGTTAAAATAAAAATTGTTTTTATTTGATTAAATGTTTTTTTCTACTTGTGATCGGTGGAATAGTTTGTAGGTTTTTGGAAAACAAAAAGAATCGTCTTTTTTATCTTTATCGTCTTTTCTCTCCTTTTTTATCCATGTTATCCCGTTGATCTTGCTTTTCTCTCCTTTTTTAACTTTGAATCCGCTATCTATCCAGCCTTTGAATGTTTTTGTATCTAGGTATGGTAAGCCTTGAAGTTTTAACTTCTCCATTTCTGCTAGAGTGAATGCGAAAGAGTACATTGAAACGGATAGACTCGGACTTTGTGAGATTAGAAGGCTATATTTGTTTTTGTAGTTTTCATCTTCTGCGAGTTCTTTGGCTCTTTGCCATTGCTCCCGCATATTTTTATAGAAATCTTTTTTCTGTTCCTTTGTGTAAAGAGTAGCCATAATTTTTTGGTGGTTAAATTAAATAGATATAGATTATATTTGTCCGTCAATTTCTTTTAGAATGTCGTCTGCTTCTGCGATTGTATTACTTGAGTAGTAGACATCGGGCGCAAACTCTTCTACAAGATCCATCAGGTTAATGATTACATTCTCAACATCCCCATTTTGTATGAGCTTGTTTAGCTTTCCCCTTTTTGTATTTGCTCCTCTGAGCTTTTCCTGAGCCTTTTTAACTATTGATAGGATTTTCATATTATTTTGGTGGTTATTGATATGAAACTAATTACATCTTATCAGATCGTATGTACCTTGTCAATGATTTAATCTAGGTTTTTGGTATATACCTTTGACATATTCCTATTTTATCTAGGTATATCTAGGTCTATTCTATTTTTCTCCTTCTATTTTCCCTTTGTCAAAAGAAAAAGGCTTGTGCCTCTTGACAGTTTTAACTATAATATAGAACGGAAGGAAAAGAGGACTGATAGACAGATGGGCTATGATTGTCCGT